GTCCTAGCACGTCTACAGCGTAGTCTACCTTACTCATACGCTGCCCGTGTGTGGTTACCACGTAAGCATTACCCCAAAAGGGTTTGAGTCTGCTGGCTTGGTGCTTAAAATCTGCCTTCCTAAAGTGTTCCCAAGGCCAAAACAGCTCTTTTAGGGATTCAATGCGGTTAACGAGCCTAGCCATGCAGAAGTTAGCTACGGAGGGGTAGTCCTCAATGCCCTCGTAAAATTCAGCAGTTGCATCAAACCCTTCCCTAAGCCACTTCGTTACCTTGTCATCCTCACGGTGTACGTTACAGAAGTAAGTTGTTTGCATGACAGGGTTGTCACTCCACGGCTTTGGCTGGTCGTGTGCCTTCCGCTGCCGCATAGCTTCCCGTTCGTTTATCCAGTATATCAACAGCCTTTGGTTATAGTTCATGGGCCACCTGTTGTATGATTGCGTTTGCTTCTTCCTGGGCGTTTCTATGGTCAATACTAAAAGTTCGGTACCCTTGGGTTTCGACTCTTAGCTTGCAATTAGCAACGCTCTGGTGATCTTTGGTGGTGTTCGCAGGGTTAAATTCCTTGTGGTTACCTTTCGCCCACCGCCGTTCTTGCACACGTTTTAAGCATAGAATTAACGGGGTATCTATAAACGCCATAACGTTTCTTTGCCGCCCCATGTGGTCAATAGCTTCAGCTATGATTTTAGAGCCGTGGCTAATTAATAGACTTTCGTACAGAACTACGTAGCCCTCCGCCACAAAGTTCGTAAGCAACTCAGCCATTAGATGTACACTTGGAATAGTGTCACATCCACCGTTTATAGGTTCATAGTTACCTAGAATAATGGTGGGGAGGCCAAATACTTCCCCTCTATATGAGTACACGTCTCTTGGTTTACGTTCTCTACCAGATTTGGTAGGTTTGGGGTTGAAGTGTTGCCTAGCTACGAACCTGTTGAAATTGCCGCACTCAAATATGCCGCGCATTATCGTAGTTTTGCCAGAACCACTCGTACCCCGGAAGTTTATGCTACAGCCTTCCATAAGCTCTTGCTCCTGTTGTAAAAGGGCAGGGGGCCGAGGCCCCCGCCTTTTCTAGTTTACGCTGCCGCTTCTTTCTTGACAGCTTTCTTAGGCTTGGCAACATACTTCTTAGGAAATACGTCACCATTTTCAGCAGTGATTGTGATGTAGCCGCTACGAGCTAACTTTCGTATGTGGCTGCGAGTTCCACCTTCAGCGTTAAACGCATTAACATCTATGCCCTTGCCCTTTCCTGCACAGGCATCAGCAATGATGTTGTAAGGCGTATCTAAGTTTTTGCCGATGTGGTGGGTTCCATCTTCTGCCTTATCAGGCATTTTGTCCACGGCTACTGCCAGCATTGACCCCGGATGAATACCGTAGTCAAAGTTTCTGGGCCTTGCCGCCCCTGTAGCCGTTCCTTTTGGTTTGGTTTCTACAGTGGCTTTCGCCTTAGAAGGGTTTTTCGCAGCAGCCTTGGCGACAGCCTTAGCAACTACATCGTCTGTTGATTTTTTAACCATTTTCATGCTCCTCATGAAGGTATGATTTTAAGTAATGTAATAAGGACTCCTGGTTGGTGTCCTTACCGGAAAGGGCTCGCATAACAGCGGTTTCAATAGTTCCTTGCGCTACTATGTGGTGGACAAATACATGCGAGTTTTTATTGCCTTGTCGTCTGACTCGACGTATTAACTGCAAGTAATGTTCCAAGTCCCACGGTACGCCATAGAAGGCAACGTGGTTGCTCGTGCCCTGTAAATTCAACCCGTGCCCCACAGATGCAGGGTGGGCTAAAAGCATAGGGATTGCTCCCATGTTGAAGCCTACGCATAAAGCGTTTGCTTCTTTTGTTGACACTCCACTACCAATGTAGGGAACATCCCCAAATTCTTTACGAATAGTTTCTATCTCATGTTTAAACTGGTAAGCCACTAGGAGGGGGGCGTGGTTGATCTGTTCGTGTAGTTCCTTTAGTGCTACCACCTTTTCTTGGTGCAGCTCTATTACTTCCCCTTCGTTATCGTACATGGCCCCGCCTACTATCTGCCGTAGCTTCATACTTAACGCCGCAGCGGAAGGGGCTAGTATTTCTGTGTCCTGTATTTGTACCATAAACTCACGTTCAAGCTCTTTGTACTGGTTTTTTACATCCTCTGGTAAGGTTACTCTAATGTCGTTGTACACCAGCTCTGGAAGCTCCAGCCAGTCCTTATCTTCTAGCCGCATAACAAACGGAGCTATTTTCTCCAATATTTCATCAAATGCTTGGGGCTGTGGTTCCCAGCTAAACCCATCGTAGCCCTTAGTGAAGTAGGATCTACGGTAGTGGGTAATGTAAGCTCCAAGCGCCGTGCCTTGGTCTAGTATATAAATTTGACCAAACAGGTCCATTAGCCCGTTGGGTGTCGGTGTACCTGTTAGGCAATACCTACGGGAGAACGTAGGAATAACTTTTTTCAGAGTTTTAAACCGCTGCGTGTTAGACTTTTTAAACTTGGTACTTTCATCTACTACTAGCATGTCAGGCTTAATTATGTTCAGCTTACTGTTAAGGACGTTCCAGTTACGCTGGGACACATCGCCAATCAGCCAATTTAGCCCCTCGGGGTTTATTACATAAACGTCTGCTGGTTTAGTCAGCTCCTGCTCTTTGTGCCTACCATGCAGCACTCGTATAGTAAGGTCTTGGAACATAGTCCACTTAGAGGCTTCCGCAGGCCAAACCATGTGACAAACGCGGAGGGGAGCTATAACCAACATGGTTCTAGCCATTCCTTGTTCTTTAAGGATTGTAAATGCAGCAAGGGCGATCGAGGTTTTGCCTAGACCTGGGTCTAAGAACATTCCGGCAGCGCCTTTCTCTAGCATAAACTTAATGCTGTCTAATTGGTACTGCCAAGGTTCCCAGTTTTGGGCTCTGCTAAACCCACTCATAAACTGTCCTTTAAGATTTTAATTGCTTCTGCTGCGTTATCACAATAGTACGCCTTTTGTTTATAGTCCACAAGCGTTCCTAACCGAACGGACTGTAATTTACGTGGAGCTTTGCCCGGACGTTTAAATTCTATGTACACATGGGCACCATTAGGAAGTAGGTATACCCTATCCGGCCACCCTGCGTAGTCAAGTATAAAGGAAAGCACTTTGTGTTTCTTAGCCCACGCATCAACCTTACGAACGACTACTTTTTCAAGTTTTCTACCCGTGATCACACTTACCCCCTGCGCTTCGCCGCTGAAAGCACCACTTACACTTATAGGATGGGTTTGCTGCGAAGAGGCGATCCGCTCGAATCTTAGCCATTACTTTCCTAAACGCTTCTTCTAGGGGTGGAAGGTCTTCTGCTCTTGTGTACACCCCTCTGCTGACCTGTCCTTGGTCACAGTAGTGATACTCTACCGTAACCTCATCAATGTCAGGCTTCCACATAAATGCCGTCAGTGCGTACCTGTCCATTTCTATATCGTGGTGGGAGTACATCTTGCCTGACTTTAAGTCTTGAATTGTTACGGCGGTGTCTTGTTCTAGCACAGCATCGTACACCACCCTCCATGCCACAGCGGAATCAAACCAATCCACTAGGTTCCACTGGTCGTCAAACGCCAGTTGGTGCTCAGCACTTAGCTTGCCGGGAGAAGCCAATAGCGTTAGTAGTGGTTCCTTTACCCTACGCAATGCTACGGGGAAGTCTGTACTTTTAGTTTCTATAAGGTCTTGCTGCATTTTGTGGAGCCTTTGCCCCCGTGCCATAGCATCGTTCTCTGGCTCTTTTAGCTTGAGTATGAACTTATAGTACGCCTTTTTTGGACAGCCCCCTTGGTCTGGGTCATACGTGTTAATGCGGCTGTTACTCAGTGCGTATATTCTATCTTCTACAAACCCCATGCTTAACTCCTTTGCTTGTTATTGTCTGCACTGGACCACGAATTACCAACATAGGCGTCGCTCGTTAACGGCACATCTAGCACTATACCCTTTCCGGCTATGGCCTCCTGTAGTAGTAAGTCCATAGCTTCAGCGTGCCCTTTAGGTACTGAAAGGTTAATTTCATCGTACACCTGTGCCAGCATGTGCCCCACCCCGCCAGAACTAAAGTAATCAATAATCGCTTGCTTAGTTAAGTCACTAGCACTGCCCTGTATTAAGTGGTTCAGTAACTTGTAGTCAAACCTACGCCCATCTTCTGCCTCAGGTTCAGAGTACATAACCCTTCCCCCCACTGTTCTTACTGCTTCCCCTTCCCTGCCTATTTGTTTAACTTCCTGTGCAAGACCTTCTATGCCTG